TATGCTATTTGGGTCGATCGGTGTGATCATTTGCCAAAAGAAGATCCTAGTTCAATGAGTATTGAGCAATGGATGTGTGATTACACTATTGACAACAATGGCGATCTAGCAAGACTTAAAAACAACGTAGAAGTATTAATACGCACTATCTTTAAAAATCAGGGACTAAGTCTCCCTGTTTCCAACGGATACCTTCCTTCTGCAACAGACGTTGACAGTTCGCACATATTGTCTTAAGATTAGTAGGACTGCAATTATTTAGATCGCCGTCTATGTGAAACACGTTGAATTGTTCGGCGTGTTTACTTTTGAATCCACATTTTTCACAAAAGTCTTTCTTTTTATAGCCACGCTGCTTCCATTTAGGTACGCCGTGGCTAACTCCATTGCGCAAGCAACGTTCGCATAATTTACGATAATATATTTTACCGTCTTTCTTGTAATTTATAGCCGCAGGACGCTGGCCGCACTTGCATAATGGTCTCATATTGTATTTACCTCACCTTTTCGGCCCCTTTTATACCGCTATAACTCGTATAAATTTATTGTAGTATGCTAAATACTAACAATAACAATCCAATAGGAGAAAACGATATGGCATTGACATCACCAGGCGTACAGGTTAGCGTAATTGACGAGAGTTTCTACACTCCGGCTGAACCAGGTACAGTACCAATGGTATTTGTTGCAACTGCAAGTAATAAAACTAATGCAGCTGGAACAGGAACCGCACAAGGTACACTAGCAGCTAACGCAGGTAAACCTTACTTGCTCACATCACAACGAGATTTAGCGGACACATTTGGTGATCCACTGTTCCAAATTGATGCAAACAACAATCCAATTCACGGTGGCGAACTTAATGAATACGGCTTGCAGGCAGCATACAGTTTGTTAGGTGTTAGCAACAGAGCGTGGGTAGTACGTGCAGACATTGACTTAGGCGAATTGGAACCAACTGCTACTGCTCCTAGTGCAGACCCATTAGCAGGAACTTATTGGTTTGATACCACAAGTTCACGTTACGGTATTCAACAATGGAACGGAGCACCAGTTACTACAACTGGCGGCCAAACATTTACAACTAAGACTCCTATTGTAATTACTACTACTGACGGTGTTGTAGATTTTGACGGCGGCGATTATACTCCACTTGCAAGTACAGGTGCTATTGGTGATTATGCAATTGTTGCAGTAACTACATTAAATCATACTTGGTATAAGAATTCATTAGGTGACTGGGTTGAAGTAGGAAGTGACGAATGGACACGCAGCTGGCCAACAGTTAAAAGTACAGTAGCAAATCCTACACTAACTAGCCCAGCTGCTGATATTACAATCAACGGTACTGCTATTTCAGTTGGTGCAAATACAGTTACTGATGTTGCAAGTTCTATTACTAGTTTCTTAGCAACTGTAGGAATTTCAGCAGCAAACGTTGATGGATTTTTAGAAATTTACAGTGATGGTACTAGCTCAGGTGCAGAAGACAGTACAAGCGGCGGCCCAATTGCAATTGGCGGAGATACTGATAAATTAGCAGAATTAGGTCTTACTGCTGGGACATATTATCCTCCAGCAGTACAAGTATCAGCACACACTAGTGTTCCTGAATTTAAAATTGCAGATACTATTAGTCGTCCAACTGGCAGTGTCTGGATTAAAACTACTGCTCCAAACGGCGGCGGAAATCTTAGTGTTAAGCAATGGAATGCAGAAACACTATTATGGGATACAAAACCGGCTCTTATGTACAGCAATAATGCAGCAGCATTATACGGCTTAGATAGCACAGGCGGCGGCGCAAACTTAGCAATTGGTGAATTATTTGTCAAAACAAATGTTGCAAATGACATACAGCCATTAGGCACATTTACTATCTATCGTAGACAAGCAAGCGGTGCTACTGTTGTTCGAAGCGCAGTAATTACAGATGCAGTTGGCTCAGCATCATGGACATTTACTATGTCAGCAAGTGTTGCCGGCAGTGCAGCAATGAGTACTCCAGCAACAGTAAGTGTTACTACAAGCGGAAGTGCAAGCGGTGATGCAATTGCAATTGCAAGTGCTATAACAGCAGCTGGTGTTGCTAACGTAAGCGCAACAGTTGATGCACAAAATAAAGTTGTAATTTCACATGCAACGGGCGGCGAAATTAATTTTGTTGACACTGATAACTTATTAAACAACATTGGATTTACTCCTTTTGTTGCAAGTGTATCAAGCAGTACTCCTAACTTAGCATATGCTGACGGTACTACTAGTGCAACATCTCCAAAGCAATTTGTTGCTACTAACTGGCGTGTTCTAACATATACTGCTAGTGGTACAACACCTAGCTCATTAGCTGATGCTGGACAACTATGGTACAATTCAATTGTAGACGAAGTTGACATGATGTACCATAATGGTACAACTTGGGTAGGTTATAATGATGCAACAGCGTTCCCGGATGCTGACGCAGAAGGTCCAATTGTTTCAGCAAGTATGCCAGTTGCACAATCTAATGGTAGTTCACTAGTAACTGGTGATTTGTGGATTAGCACAGCAGACTTAGAAAACTATCCAACAATTTATCGTTACAACAATAACATTGCAGGCACTACTGCACAGAAATGGGGCTCACCATTAGACACAGCAGACCAAACAACTGAAGAAGGCGTTCTATTTGCAGATGCACGTTGGAGCGTAAGTGGCGGAACAACAGATGTTATGACTGATGCTACAATTGCAGAATTGCGTGTCAGTAACTATCTGGATCCAGATGCTCCAGATCCAGCACTATATCCAAAAGGTATGTTACTATGGAACCTACGTAGAAGCGGCTTTAACGTTAAGCGTTTTGAGCGTAACTACATTGATACAAGCGCAGATAACCTACGCATGGGTGATGCAGGCGATGCACCAATGTCTGGTTATTATCCACATCGTTGGGTTACTGAATCAGGAAACCAAGAAAATGGTGCAGGTAGCTTCGGACGTAAAGCACAGCGTAAGGTTGTTGTCCAGGCGCTACAAGCAGTTGTTAACAACAACGATGCAATCCGTGATGACGAATCACGCTTGTTTAACTTAATGGCGTGCCCAGGATATCCAGAACTAATCGGCGAAATGATTAGCTTAAACTATGATAGAGGTTTAACAGCATTTATCTTAGGCGATAGTCCGTTCCGCTTAACACCAGATGCAACTTCATTAAATGAATGGGCAACTAACGTTAATCAAGCAGTTGAGGATAACGACGACGGTCTTGTTAGCCGCGATGAATACTTGGGTATATTCTACCCATGTGGTTACACTAGTGACAACTTTGGTAACAACGTAGTAGTTCCGGCGTCACACATGATGCTACGTACTATTGCACTAAGCGATCAAGTTAGCTACCCATGGTTTGCACCAGCAGGTACAAGACGTGGCGGCATTACTAACGCAAGTTCAACTGGTTACATTAGCAGCGAAGGCGAATTTGTAAGTGTATCACTTAACGAAGGTCAACGTGACACATTGTACAGCAACAACATAAACCCAATTACGTTTATTAGTGGTGCTGGTCTTGTTAACTTTGGTCAGAAAACTCGTGCAAGAGGTGCAAGTGCATTAGATCGTATTAACGTAGCACGTTTGGTTATCTACTTACGTAGTCAGCTAAACACACTTGCTAAGCCTTACATCTTTGAACCGAATGATACAATCACTCGTAACGAGATTAAACAAGCAGCAGAAAGTTTGTTACTTGAATTAGTTGGACAACGCGGTCTTTATGACTATCTAGTTGTATGTGACGAATCAAATAACACACCAAGCAGAATTGATAGAAATGAACTATATTTAGATATTGCTATTGAACCTGTTAAAGCAGTTGAATTTATCTACATCCCACTACGCTTGAAAAACACCGGTGAGATTGCAGGTCTTTAAACGCTAAATACATATAGAAACAGGAGCAGACTAAATGGCTATTTCAACATTATCAAAGATTACAGTTCCACTTGCTAGCGGAGATTCCGCTAGCAGCCAAGGACTTTTAATGCCAAAACTCCAGTATCGCTTTAGAGTGTCGCTGGAAAACTTTGGTGTTAGTACACCAACTACAGAACTTACAAAACAAGTTATTGACGTAACTCGTCCTAATGTAAGTTTTGAACAAATGACTATTGACGTATATAACTCAAGAGTATATCTAGCAGGCAAACACAGCTGGGAACCAATTACGCTTAACTTGCGTGAAGACGTTAACAACAATGTGCAGAAACTTGTTGGCGAACAGCTACAGAAGCAGTTCGACTTTTATGAACAGTCAAGTGCAGCAAGTGGACAAGATTATAAATTCGTTACACGTATTGAAATCTTAGACGGCGGCAACGGTGCTAACACACCTAATGTACTAGAAACATTTGAACTATATGGTTGCTATGTAGAAAGTGCAAACTACAACAGTTTAGCATATTCTAACTCAACTGATCCAGTTAGTGTTACACTAAACATCCGTTATGACAATGCTATCCAGAGCCCACAAGGCACAGGTATTGGTACAGCAATTGGACGTACAGTTAATACTTCAGTTACTGGCGGCGGCGTTTAATACTATCTACATTTAGTCTAACTACAAAAGGGAGCTTCGGCTCCCTTTACCTTTATGTTAGCACTTAATTGTAAAGGATAAATATTTGTATGGCAAATAAGTTTAACGGTTTATTAGATTCAGTAGCAAATGGCATATTAAGTCCAAAAGGCAATCTTGCTGATTGGCAGCATGCCGCACGACTTTACACTGATAGAGATATGGCCCTTGCGCCTAAGACTAAGTTTTTATATCATGTACAGTTTGAAGTTTCAGATGTAGCAAAAGGTATTGCTCCAAAACTATTTTCTGGATCAACACTAAATGAAATAGGCATGTTAGTAAAACGTGCAGACTTGCCTAAGTTTAGTGCTCAAATAGAAACAAAGAAAAAATATAACAGAGTAAAAAATATTCAAACGGCAATTACTTACGAGCCTGTTAATATAGAATTGCATGATGATAATGAAGGTATAACTACTGCACTATTACAAGCATATTATAGATATTATTTTGCTGATGGTAATCAGCAAAAGGATTCAGGTAGAGCATATGCTGTTAATCCTCATAGTACATATGAAGGAGAATCACGAAACAATTACAAGTTTGGTATGGATGTAAATAACCCAGGTGTGCCATTCTTTAAAAGTATTAAAATAAGCACTCTAACAAGAGGCGAATATACAACTTATACACTTGTTAATCCTATATTAATGAGTTGGAGCCACGACAACGTTGATAATAGTGATGGCCAAGGCACTATGAGTAATAGTATACAAGTAGCATACGAAGCTGTGTTCTATAATCAAAATAGTATTACTACTGGCCCGCAAGGCGAACCTATTGGCTTTGGACAAGACCATTATGACACTACTCCGAGTCCTATATCACTTGAAGGTGGCGGCAGACTAGGACTCGGCGGTACTATTTCGAGTGCTGTAGATTTGTATGAGTTTATTGCAAGCGGCGAAGCATATAATAACCCATTACTTACTATTTTACAGGGTGCGCAACTAATCGGTAATGTTAGAAACCTATCTAAAGAAGGCATACGTCAAGAAGGTATTAATATCCTTACAGGAGCTATTGGAAAAGCAACCGGCATCAATGTTAGTGGCGTAGCACAAACATTTTTTCCTAAAAGTGGCGGAAGCGGAGGCGCAAAAGATTTATTAATAGCAGCAGCTGGCGTGGGAATTGTTTCAGCTGTAGCTAACTCTCCTAGCTTCCTTAAAAATAATCCAGCAGCACTAGATAGCGCAAGACAACGCCAATCAATTAAAAATTTCCAAGCAGCAGGCGGCGGATCCGCAGCAGAAGGAAGAGCAGCGTATGAAGCAACTAGATCTAATCCAAGTGCTATGGCTGCATTAGACAAACAATTAGGATTATAAATGATTAACAGTAGTTTACCAACTCCTGCACAAACAAATGATAAGCGTGTAACTGCATTCTTTGACAAGTATTTTACAGCAAAATTAGAATTTGCGTCTAACGAAGTTGATGCAGTAATTGCATTCTTTGAAAAAAGAGGGTTTGAAAGAACAGCAGCTATTAGTACTGGATCTATTTTATTGCAACAAGCTAAACTAGATGGTATTAAAGTATTTGTGTTATTAGATACTCTTAAAGGATTCGATGAAGCTAAATTAAGTACTGTAGTAGCTGAAGTACTAAACTACAATAGATTGAATACTAGTGTTCTCGGATTTAAAAATACTACAAGTACAGTTACCTTGGAAAAACGAAACATAGCGGTGTAATATGGCTAGGTTTGCTCAAGGTAAGTTTAATCCTAAAAACCCAGCAAAATATATAGGTGGTAAAGTTCCAACATATCGTTCGGGGTGGGAATTTGCATTTATGAAGTTTTGCGATGAGCATCCAAGTGTTACACAATGGGCTAGTGAAGCAATACGCATTCCTTATCGTAATCCATTAACCGGCAAAATGACAATTTATGTGCCAGACTTTTTTATGGCATATGTTGATGCAACTGGAAAACAGCACGTAGAATTAATTGAAGTTAAGCCTGCAAATCAAACTAGTTTGAAAGAAGCAGGACGTAGTAGACACAATCAATTACACAGTGTAGTTAATGCTGCTAAATGGGAAGCAGCAAATGCATATTGCAAGCAAAACAAAATCAAATTCCGCATCGTAACTGAACACGACATTTTTCACAACGGTAGACGTTAACACGCTAAATAAGTGTGTATATAAAGGAACAATACCTGCATGACGAAAAAACTTGAAGAACTTTTAAATTTGCCTGAATCTAAGACAATTGTAGATGATGCAAAGGTAGAAGAAAAAAAGAGCAGAGCAAAAGTTGCTGTAGTAGAACAACATGATACTTTTCGCGACATTGCAGAGTTTGACAAAATTACAGCAGCATTACCTAAAGTAAAAGGCTTAGGTGACATGGCTGACGATGAACTCAACGACATTGCCGAGAAAGCATTAGCTTCATACGAAGACTTAATGGACTTAGGTATGAATGTAGAAAGTCGTTATGCTAGTAGAGTGTTTGAAGTTGCAGGCGGCATGCTTAAAACCAGTTTAGATGCCAAGGTTGCTAAACTAGATAAAAAATTAAAAATGGTTGAATTGCAACTTAAAAAGCAAGCAATCGATCAGAAAGCCAATTCAAATCCAGATGGCGACATAGTAAACGGCGACGGATATGTAGTATCAGACCGTAACAGTTTACTTGAAAAACTTAAAAACATGGATAAATAATAACAACAGGGAACCCATGTCATGAAATCATTTAAAGAATTTTTAACAGAATCTGCAAAGACTTACAAATTTAAAGTCCGCGTAGCAGGCGAATTACCGGAAGGTTTTGCAGAACGTATGAAGTCTAACTTATCTAAGTACGAAGTAGTAAAACTTAGCGCAGGTAAAACTACACCTATCAGCGAAAGACCATTAGACTTTCCAAAATTACAAAATATGGAAGTTACGCACTACGATGTAGAATTAAAGTATCCTGCAACCAGTCAAGTACTTGCACAATACCTAGTTGACAATTGCAGTATTACACATGATCAACTTATTGTACGTGCAGAAGGCGAACCAATTGAAGTTCAGCAAGACGAAGCAAATAAAGATGAAAAGCCATATGAAGCACTTTTAGCAACCGAAGACATGGGCGGCGAAAGCGCACAGGAAGCAGTTGGTTCAGATCGTATTATGAGTTTGTTAAAGGAACTTGAAGTAGCCCGTAAAGAGCGCGAAATTGATCCTATGGCAGGAGCACCTAAAGGAGAAGTAGCGTGAATGATTTTAGAAAATTAATTAATCTAGTCGAAGATGCAGAAGCTGATGCGAAAAAGTTAAGAGACACGTTTGGATGGAACGACGACCAAGCTAAGGCAGCAGTAGATGCAGCAGCAGAAGTAGCACCAGAAGTAGATTCTAATGCACCAGCAAAACCAGTAGCACCGACTACTGATACTGCACCTGCACAACCAGCAGGAAATAATCCAGACGAAGCACCTGCAACTACAGCCACACCTGCAAAGCCAGTAGCACCAGCAGCTGATACTGCGCCAGAACAACCAGCAGGAAATAATCCAGATGAAGCAGATGCAACAACAGCAGCACCTACACAACCAGCAGGAAATAATCCAGATGAAGCACCTGCAACTACAGCAGAACCAGACACAAATACATCAGGTAGTCCAACTCCTATGTCAGCACAAGGTGGACGTCCAGCAGCACCTGCGCAGCCAGGTCAGCAAACTAGCGGATTGCCTGCTAAATTAGGACAAATTAAATCAGCTAACTTGATGAAAGATTATAATACCGGTGGCAAGAAGCCTATGGCACAAGTTAAAGATGTTCAAACTGCACTATCACGTTTAGGTCATGATCCAAACGGATTAGATGGAAAATATGGTCCTGGAACATTTAAAGCAGTACAAGAATTTCAAAAGGCAAACGGCCTAACCGTTGACGGACAAGTTGGTCCAAATACTATCAAGAAGATGATAGAAAAATTAGGCGGCGCAGCAGCACCGGCAGCAGATCCTGGAGTAGGAGCCGAAGTTCCAGCAGCACAGCAGCCAGCAGCACAATCTGGTGCAGGCGATGAAGCAGCAGCGCAAGCAGCAGTACAACAAGCAACTGCAACTGACGAAGCACGAATTACTCAGTTACTTGATAAATTAGCTGCACCTGAACAACAAAATGCAAGTATTGATTTTAGACATTTAATTGCTATTACTGAAGGTAAATTATTAGAAGCAAAGTTAGAACCAGCAGAAGTAGAAGAATTAAAATCATTAATTACTAAACACAAAGGCAATCCTAATTTTAATAAAGAATTATTGTCAAGAGCAGAAGCAGCAGTTGCAGCCTCAGGACCACAAACTGGTTCAGGAGCTCCGACACCGTCAACTTCGCCGAAGCCGTTAGATCAAGCTAAGACACCTAATAATAAAGTTGAACCAGTATCAGCAGCGCCGACTACAGGATCTGGAAATCCAACTCCTGCAAATGCAGATGCAGGCAAGCCGGCACAGCCAGACTTTGCAAAGCAAGCAAGAGATCAAGAAGCACTAAACAAAAAAGTACAAGCCGATGCAGATGCAAAAGCACTTGGTGCTTTTGGTGGAAGTCAAGACCCTACAGCAATGAGAGACATCAAAGTACCAGCACAGCCAAAGCCTGAACCAGAGCAAAAGGTATGGCGAGACGGCAGTGGTAATGTTATAAAATCAGGTGACGGTACTCCAGTAAGAGCACGTTCCGATAACCAAATATGGTGGGATCAGAACATGCAAGGAAAACCGTTTCCAGGTGACGCTCAAGCACAAAAGGCTATTGATGCACGTAAGGCACAAGGTGATAAAAACTGGAATTCAATTAGGAATCTTTTAGGTGGCAATAAGCCGAAACAAAACGCAAGCAAGGACTTTAGTATGAAAAACAATTTAACAGAGAATACAAACTTAGATGAGTGTGGTCCTATGCCTTCTATGCCTCAACAACAAGGTACTCCGGTATCAATGAATGTAACACTTAATGCAAGTGGCGAGCAACATGTACAAGAATTGCTTCGCATGATGCAATTGGCAGGTGCAAAGCAAGCTGCTCCAGTTGCAGATATGCACGTAGGTCCATCAAACGATCACGACGATATGATTCACATGATGCAATTAGCAAGCGAAGAAGCAGTTGAAGACACTTCAGAGTATGACGAAGTTGTTGCTGAATGGGATAATACTCCAGAAGAAGAATATAAAGATCACAACTATATGACACAAGACTTGTCAGGTGGTATTAATCGTTCTAAGAAAGCATATGCTAAAGCACAAGACGGTGACAATGCAATGGCAGTTGAAGCTATTAAATCAGACTTACGCAAAGCACTTGAAGAAGCGCTTGCTAAGAAAAACTAAAGCCCGTAAAGAGGCTAACTCAATAGCGTCTTCGGACGCTATTTTTTTGAGTAAATAGTAGTATGGCAAAAGCATTAGACGGCGTATTAATTAAGAAAGCAAATAAGAAGGAAACATTTACCGAGGCGCAGATTGCTGACCTCATGAAGTGTATGGATCCTCTTGATGGGTATATGTACTTTGCACGAAAGTTTGCTTACATACAACATCCAGTAAAAGGTAAGTTGTTATTTGATCCATTTGAATATCAAGAACGCTTGCTAAAAAGTTATCACAATTTCCGCTTTAACATCAACATGTTGCCTAGACAAACAGGCAAGACTACTTGTGCTGCTGTTTATCTAGCATGGTACGCAATGTTTAATCCGGATCAAACTATTCTTATTGCTGCACACAAGTATACAGGTGCGCAAGAGATTATGCAACGTATTCGTTATATTTACGAATTGTGTCCAGATCATATTAGAGCAGGTGTTACAAACTACAACAAAGGCTCAATTGAATTTGAAAATGGAAGTCGTATTGTTAGTGCTACTACAACTGGTAATACAGGACGTGGTATGTCTATATCACTACTATACTGTGACGAGTTTGCGTTTGTACAGCCTAACGTAGCTACAGACTTTTGGACATCAATATCACCTACACTAGCAACTGGTGGTCGTGCAATTCTTACGAGCACACCAAACAGTGACGAAGATACGTTTGCTACTATTTGGAAACAAGCAGAAGATAAGTTTGATGAACACGGTAACGAACAAGAAGTAGGAATTAATGGTTTCCATAGTTTCCGTAGTTACTGGACAGAACATCCAGATCGCGACGAACAATGGAAACAAGAAGAACTTGGCCGCATTGGTGAAGAACGTTTCCGTCGTGAATATGATTGTGAATTCCTAGTATTTGACGAAACGCTAATTAGCAGTATTAAACTTGCTGTTATGGCAGGTGACACACCATTAGTTAATATGGGCCAAACACGTTGGTATAAAAAGCCAACTTCGGAATACACATATGCAGTAGCACTTGATCCTAGTATGGGAACAGGCGGCGATAATGCTGCTATACAAGTATTTGAATTACCAAGTTACGAACAAGTTGCAGAGTGGCAACATAATCAGACTGCTATTCCCGGGCAGATAAGAGTGCTTGCAGATATCTGTAAGTATCTTGCGCAGGAAACAGGAAACCAGAACGGAATTTACTGGAGTGTTGAAAACAACGGTATCGGCGAAGCAGCACTTCTCGTTATAAACGATTTCGGTGAAGAGAATATTCCAGGTCTATTTGTGAGCGAACCAATTAGAAAAGGACACGTCAGGAAATTCCGTAAAGGTTTCAATACTACGCACGGCAGCAAAATTACTGCCTGTAGTAGACTTAAAACTATGCTTGAAAATGATAAAATGATTATACACAGTAAGCCATTTATATCAGAGCTTAAAAACTATGTAGCAACAGGATCTAGTTACCAAGCAAAACTAGGCCAGTCAGATGATTTAATAAGTGCTACATTACTTGCATTAAGAATGATGGCAGTATTAAAAGATTGGGATCCAAGAATCTACAATACATTTACGCAAGCCGAAAATATAGAAGATTACGAAGCACCAATGCCGATCTTCATTAGCACAAACTATTGATAAATATATTATAATGAAAAATTTAGATCTAATAGCAGAAGAACTTTTTAATAAGATACGTGGACGTTTTCCAAGTGTCACCTTAGGTGATGCTGAAGGCAAAGTTACCAACGTTCCTACAGATGCACGATTCTTTGATTTTGATTACAAAGAAGGTGATATAAACTTAGGAAAAGTAAGTGTAAGTTTAGGCGAAAACAGCGTCGAAATTATGTACAGTGATAGTTTTGTATCAGAACAAGATGA